ATAAAGGAGGCTAATTAGCACCTAAGGAGAGGACCGCTGGAGTACTCAGGAGTATCCCTCTAAGTTATTGATTATAAAGGATAAATGGTGGGGGACGGCGGAGCCTATTGATGCGCTTGAAATCCGCACTAGGGGGCACTGGAAAGGGTTAGCAAAAGTTTCGCTCATGTCTCTAATAAGCTCTTATTAGGGGAGTGAGCAGTTTTATGTCAGCCTTTCAAGTAAGGAACCCACTTGTATCTTTAGGGGGCACAATATAGGGAATTACTCATTAAGTTAGTCTTAAGTGTTGACTTTAGTCTATAAAAATGTTATAATATACACTTTAAAGTAAACGTTAAAGAATATACACACGCTGTGTCGTAATAACCTTTAATTGTTATAACTATTATATGTTAACCTCTACAGTATATACACACTCCGTGTTGTTTCTACAACGTTTACTCTAGAGTACTCTTTTAAGGCCAGATGTGTAGCCAGGTAGTCCCTATGCATACCACCCCCCTATAAGGCTAATAGTGTGTCCGATATAAACGTAGAAGACCCCCCTACAGAGGAAGATGAACAGGTCTTCAAAGCTCTTCCTGAACCTAAGAAGAAAGTAGGAAGACCTAAAAAGAAGGACTTAGCAGCAAATACTCCAGGGAAGATGGCTAAACGGGGAAGACCCCTTGGTGAGGCTTCCGCAATGGCTGACTTTAAAGCCCGGATCCTTACCTCGCCTAAGTCCAAGAAGGTTATAGAGAAGATCTTTGATGCTGCCTTGGATGACGATCATAAGTTCCAGTCAGCAGCATGGAAGTTGATTGTGGATCGTATAGCGCCTATGTCCCAGTTTGATGTCGTAGGGGGTGGGAAGCCCACAGTAACGATCAACATATCAGGTCTTGCAGATAATGTGTCTATCTCCTCCCAAGAGGATAAAACACCATTAGAAGGTGAATACGAGGAAGATTCAGAAGATGGAAATCAAGAATAAGAAGAATGCAATAGCCGTCTACGAACACCTTAACAAAGAAGTCCTCTTATCAAATAACATAATCATAGCTTTGATGGCTAACATAGCCGTAGAGACTGGTGGTACATTCGATTATGAGACTAAGCAGGTCGGTAGAGAAACCCCTGCCTATGGTCTTTTCCAGTTTGATCCCCTTGGCGGTATCTATGGTTTATACCAAGACTACCTGGGGTATGTTAGGGGGGATGATTCCGCAGAGCGCCAACTAGATATGCTCGTGGACATCTTCTTAATGTACTGGCCCAAGGGGGTTAACCATGTTGGTCGCGGAAACGTCAGGAAAGTCTTACGTGCCGCTCAAGAGAGTGCAGAAAAGGCTACAGAGGCTTTCTGCGACCACATATTAAGACCCGGTAAGCCCCACCTGGAACGGAGGCTTAGTGCGGTAAAAGACGTAAAGGCTTTGATTGAGGAAATCAATGGCCTCGCTTGATGTAAGGCTTTTAGAGTGGCAGAAGAAAGTCTGGAATGACCCAAGTCGCTTCCAAGTAGTTGCAGCAGGCCGTAGGTGTGGTAAGTCCCGCCTAGCGGCTTATAAGCTCTTTGTTAAAGGGCTACAAACTACAATAGGGACTGTCTTCTACGTAGCCCCTACACAGGGCCAAGCAAGAGACATTATGTGGGATCTCCTTCTCTCAATGGGGAAGGACATCATTACAGCCACCCACGTAAACAACTTAGAGATAACCCTCATAAACGGGACCAAGATCCGCCTCAAAGGCGCTGACCGGCCTGAGACCATGAGGGGTGTCTCCTTATACTATTTGGTGTTAGACGAATACGCAGACATTAAGCCGGAAGTGTGGGAGCAAATCCTGCGCCCTGCCCTCGCTGACTTAAGAGGAGAGGCTCTCTTTATCGGAACTCCGATGGGCCGTAATCACTTCTATGACCTCTATAAGTATGCGGAACTTAGTAACGATCCTGATTGGAAGGCTTGGCACTTCACCAGTGTCGATAACGAAACCTTAGACCCTAGAGAGATTGAAGCAGCTAAACGCTCTATGAGCAGTTACGCCTTCCGTCAGGAGTTTATGGCATCCTTTGAGTCGATGGGTTCTGAGGTGTTCAGGGATGATTGGATACAGTACGGGGACGAGCCAGAAATCGGGGACTACTACATCGCTATTGACCTGGCAGGCTTTGAAGAGCTGGGTAAGACCCGTTCCAAGAATAGCAAGCTAGACGATTCCGCCATTGCGGTAGTTAAGGTAACCCCTACAGGGGAGTGGTGGATCGCCAACATCATTCAAGGCCGTTGGGAGATTAACCAGACCGCTGAGAAGATCTTTCAAGCCGTTAGAGACTACCAGCCCGTAGCGGTAGGCTTAGAGCGTGGTATCAGCAGACAGGCGGTAATGACTCCCTTGTCAGACCTGATGCGTAAGAACAATACCTATTTCAATGTAAAAGAGCTCACCCACGGCAACAAGAAGAAGACTGACCGTGTGATCTGGGCCTTACAGGGCAGGTTTGAGAACAGGAGGATTTCCCTCAATAAGGCTGACTGGAACGAGAAATTCTTAGATCAGCTCTTCCAATTCCCTAACGCACTCGTGCATGATGACCTTATAGACGCTTTGGCATACATTAGCGACCTTGCTGAGATACCTTACGGTATAGAAGACTTTGAAGACACCTCCTTTACCCCTTTAGATATACTTTCCGGATACTGATAATGGATAATTTCGACATAGACGATAAAGAAGACTTCACTAAGGAGCAGTCCCTCCAAGAGTGGGTAATGGAGAAGGTTGACGAGTGGCGGGAACACTACGATAACAATTATAGGGCGCAACATGAGGAATATAACCGTATCTGGCGGGGCGTTTGGGCAGCAGGAGACAAGACCAGAGAGTCTGAGCGTTCGCGCCTCATCAGCCCTGCCACTCAGCAGGCTGTAGAGTCCTCCGTAGCAGAGATTGAAGAGGCTACGTTCGGCAGAGGCTCTTGGTTCGACATTGAAGATGATGTGCAGGACACTGAACGGCTGGATGTGGAGTTTATTAAGAAAACCCTGCACCAAGACTTTAAGAAACAGAAAGTCCGTAAGTCGATTGCGGAATCCCTTATCGTATCGGCTGTGTACGGCACAGGTATCGCTGAAGTGGTCTTGGAGGACGTTAAAGAAATGTCCCCAGGCACTCAGCCAGTCATGGACGGGCAGCTTACTGCCGTTGGTGTAAACATCCAAGACCGCACAGTAGTCAAGATGCGGCCTATACTCCCCCAGAACTTCCTTATTGACCCTTCTGCGACTTGTATTGAAGAGGCTTTGGGGTGTGCTATTGATGAGTATGTACCAACGCACAGTATAGAAATCCTCCAAGAGAAAGGCGTATACAAGAAGATTAGCCTCTCCACCTCCGTCCACGACTTGGACTTGGAAGAAGACCCTACTTTATCAGTTCCAGAGACTTATAAGACTCAAAAGACTACCTACTATGGCTTAGTGCCTCGCCATCTCCTCCTGAAAGCTCAAGAGGAAGAGGATGTAGAGGTAATCTCCCTCAGCGAAGACGATGAAGAATCCTCTTACTACGTTGAAGCTATTGTGATTCTCGCTAACGGTGGGGACCTCCTGAAAGCGGAAGAGAATCCGTTTATGATGCAGGACCGCCCTGTTATTGCTTTCCCTTGGGACATTGTACCTGGCCGTTTCTGGGGGAGAGGGATCTGCGAGAAGGGTTATAACAGTCAGAAAGCCTTGGATGCTGAACTGAGAGCGCGTCAGGACGCCTTAGCCTTGACTGTGCATCCCATGATCGGTATCGATTCTACCCGTATCCCACGAGGAATGACCACAGACGTGAGGCCCGGTAAGACGATTCTGACCATAGGCAGACCGTCAGAGATTATTGAACCTGTACGCTTAGGGGGTGTAGACCAAGTAACCTTTGCACAAGCGGAGGCGCTCCAGCGCATGCTTCAAATGGCTACTGGCGCGATTGACTCAGCAGGCATCCCCGGCAGTATCAACGGTGACGCTACCGCTGCAGGGATCTCTATGAGCCTTGGAGCGATCATCAAGCGGCACAAGCGCACCCTAATCAACTTCCAAGAGTCCTTCATTATCCCGTTTGTAGAAAAGGCTGCATGGCGTTATATGCAGTTTGACCCTGAGCACTACCCGGTCAGTGACTACAAGTTTGTTACTACCTCCTCTTTGGGTATTATTGCCCGTGAGTACGAGGTTACACAGCTTGTACAGCTTCTCCAAACTATGTCCCCAGACTCCCCCTTGTACCCTGCTCTGATTACCTCAATCATAGACAATATGAGCCTGTCTAACCGTGAGGAGCTTAAAGCCACGCTTGAGAAGGCTTCACAGCCCTCTCCAGAGCAGCAGCAGATGCAGCAGGCTACTTTCCAGGCAGAGCAAGCCTTCAAAGCCTCTCAGACCTCTGCCCTCGAAGGTCAGGCTTCTGAGTCTAACTCTAGAGCACAGAAGTACGCTGAAGAAACCCGCTTACTCCCTATGGAGCTTGAGGTCAAGAAGATTGAAGCGGCTACTAAGAACCTCCAGAATGGGAAGGCAGACGATCAGGAATTTGCCCGTAGGGTTAAGCTGGCAGAGATACTCCTGAAAGAGAGAGAAGTAGCCATCAAGGAGAAGGACACGGAGTTGAAAGGTAGGGATTCCGAGATGAGCCAGCAGGTTCTCACCCGTATAGGCGCATAATGGACTACTACATCCCCCTACTCGCTTTAGACACAAAGCTAAAGAAGTCTATAGCCTCTCTTGAGAGCCGTATGAGCGCTATTAAGGCTCAGAAGGGCGATCAAGGCCCCGTAGGAGCCTCTGGGAAGCCCGGTAAGGACGGTAAAGACGGGAAGCCAGGGAAGGATGGGCGGGACGGTAAGGATGGCGCTGTAGGGCCACAGGGAGCCTCTGGAGAGCAAGGCGTAAGTATAGAGGACGTAAGCGTAGAGTTTGAAGGCTCGCTTATGGTAACCCTCTCTGACGGCAGGCAGATAGATGCCGGTAATGTCAGGCCATTATCGGAGGCGCTCGCCAACGAAGTACACGTAGCAATCTCAGGACGCTCTGCTAACGCAGCAGCAGCCGACTTAGGGGCTGCTACAGCCTTTACAGTAGCTGGAGACAAGACTACTGCAGGGCCTGAACTACTTAACGTGACTGCAGCGTGTACTATTACCTTAAATCCTACTCCCCAAGATAGAGAAACAGTGGTCGTATCAGCCCAGACTACCGGGCAAGTAGACATCGTAGGGGCTTTTCTTCTAACGACAGGGGATACCACTATTTCTATAACAGCTCAGAACACAACGCTTATACTTATGTATGTAAATGCTTTTTCTAAATGGATGCTTATCTAATGAGTTACTTACCTAACCTAAATAGCACCCCATCCGTAGGAAATAGCACAACAGCTCTCCTATCCGGGGATGCTACCTTCACAGGGGCGGGGGAACTGAATACGCTTCCTGATGTCCAGGTCAGTTGCTTATCCTCCTCCTCAGGAACGCTCTACTTTGATTTTTCAGTAGATGGTACTAACTGGGGTGCTTTCCCCACAGCCGGTTTTAGCGTAGCGGCAGGAATACATGAGTTCCATTCAGCCTCAAAAGGTTATAGATACTTTAGAGTTAGGTTTATTAACGGCTCAACTGCCCAGACTACCTTTCGAGTATCTACTAGCTATGGGCTATTCAGACAGCCGTCAGCCCCCTTAAATCAGGCAATCAGCCTTGATTCAGACGCCATTCTGGTAAGAGCTACATTCCCGTGGCTTGATGTTTCTCGCGGGCTGACCTCTGGCATGAGCGTGATAAAGAAGTTCGGCAGGAACCCTGCTGTTGGGACTAGCTTTGCTCCAATTACGAGGGGAGGCCAGTATCGGACGCCCCAGCCATCCGCAGCCACCACGCTACGGGTCAAAGCAGGTGGAAATGCTAACGATACCGCTGCTGGCACGGGCGCGAGGGAGATAACGCTCGAGGGTTTAGGCTCTGACTTTCTTCCATTAACCGAAACGCTTGCCACGGCTGGGGCTTCCGCATCATCTGCAACAGCATCCACGTTTACAAGGCTGTTTCGGGCTTATGTATCGGAGTCTGGAACATACGCTACAGCATCGGCAGGAAGCCATGCTGGGGCAATAACGATAGAAAACGGCTCTGGCGGCACAGATTGGGTGACCATCGGGGCTACAGATTTCCCAAAAAGTCAGTCCGAAATCGCAGCCTATACAATCCCATCAGGATACACAGGCTACGTTAAGCTGAAAAATATATCAGTGGACTCTGGCAAGACTGTGGAGATTATTTTCTTCGCAAGAGAGGGCGCTGACGCTACAGCCGCACCGTACAAAGCTATGCGCAGCCAGTCTGCCTTTGCCGGGGTAGCTGGTGGCACATTAAACAATCTAACTGGTGCCGAGATACCTTTCGGGCCTTATACCGGGCCTTGTGATGTTGGGTTTTTAGCGAAGGTTTCCACAGGAACCGCATCGGTTTCGGCAGAGTTTGAGATTTACCTGGTAGACGAATAACACAACAACAGAGGAAATAGTATGCTTACGCAAGCCGAAGTAGCACGTATTGTAGCCCAGATCAACGATTCCTTTAGCGAGGATCGGAAACGTATTAGTAAACTTGAGGAACAAGTAAAGGAGCTAATGGGCCAAAGAGTACCCAAAAAGGGGGCTTCTAATGGATAATGAGTCTAAGATTAACCTTTTTCTAACAATACTCGGGTATACGGCAGGAACCTGCAGCCCGAAAGAGGTTATTGAGCTTTACCAGTTTGCTAAAAAGGAGGGCGCGGGTGTTAAAGTTACGCTAATGGTAGCCCCAACCCCTGAAGAAGAAGAAGCCGAAATATAATCCTTGACTTACGGCTCCATTTTTGGTATAATAAGGTAATTAGATGAAAGATCGTGAATTAGACTCCTATTATAGTAATTTCCTATCATTATTCCTTCACCCCGGCTGGCTCCAGCTCCTAGAAGAACTAGGAACAACTGAGCAACAGCTATCAGAGATCCGCAGTATCCGTGATGGACAAGACCTCGCCTACAGGCAGGGACAACTTGAAGCCATTACAACTATCCTGAACTTTGAGGAATCAGTCCGTAAAACGATTGAGACCATAGAGGAGGATGAAAATGCTCTTTGACTTTAAGTGCTCTAATGGGCACGTCTTCGAGCAGAACGTTCCCTCTAGCGTCCACTCTCACGAGTGCCCTACTTGTTCAGAATCCGCTAAACGTCAAATCTCAGTATCACATCTCAAGATACCGTACACTGGGGGATACCCCGGAGCAGCCCTTAAATGGGCAAAGCATCACGAGAGTGGCTCTAAGAAATACGATTAGCACCTGAGTACCCCAAAGGATAACCACAGCCAAGTGGTCCTTTTTACCTCCACAATGTTTAAGCACGGAGCTTGATAATGGCAGCAGAACTTATTGATGACAAGCGTATGCTTGAGGGCGAGATTGAAGCCCTAGAGAAGTTGGAAGCAAAAGACACCGAGGCCCCTGTAGAGGATACGCCACCGGAGAACGAACTACCTGACAAGTACCGAGGCAAAGACTTATCAGAAATTGTGCGTATGCACCAAGAATCTGAGAAGATGCTGGGCCGACAGGCTAACGAGGTAGGAGAACTCCGCAAGGTTGTGGATGACTTCATTACCAAGCAGACAGAACTTGTAACCAGTAAACAACCAGACACCGAAGAAGTTGACTTCTTTTCTGACCCTAAGTCAGCGGTAAACCGATCCATTGAATCGCATCCAGCGTTTCAGGAACTACGGAACTTAACCACACAACAGAAGCAGGCAACGGCCCAGGCAGATATGCTCAAGCGCCATCCAGATGCTAATCAGTTGGTTACGGACCCTAAGTTTCAAGAATGGGTTGGCGCGTCTAAGATTCGGCAGTCCCTCTTGCTAAAAGCTGACAGGGAATACGATGTAGACTCCGCAGATGAGCTGTTCTCACTTTGGAAAGATCGCCAGAGCCTTGTGCAAAACACAGTCGCTACTGAGCAGGCTTCACGCAAGGATGCGGTACGGAAAGCCTCTAGTGGCGGATCGGCAACGGCAGAACAGCCTAGCAGTAAGAAGAAATTTCGGCGGGAAGACATTATTAAACTCATGAGAGATGATCCCGAACGATATGCCTCTTTAGCCTCTGAAATACGACAGGCTTATGTAGAAAAGAGGGTAATCTAAGGGAGTCTCAGAACTTACCTTAGGAGATAGAAATGGCTACTTCAACATTCCCCACAATGACCGGCGCAGTAGGCTTGACCGAAGCCGCAACTTTTGTACCTGAATTGTGGTCTGACGAGATCCGTGCATCTTACGAGAAGAACCTCGTACTGGCCCGACTCGTTAAGCGTTTGAGCATGAAAGGCAAGAAAGGCGATACCATCAATATCCCTGCGCCTACTCGTGGTTCAGCATACGCTAAAGCCGAGAACACTGCAGTAACGCTCCAGAACGCAACTGAGAGCAACGTAGCAGTAGTTGTCGATAAGCATTACGAGTACTCACGCCTGATCGAGGATATTGTAAACGTACAGGCTTTGGACAGCCTGCGTCGCTTCTACACCGAAGACGCTGGTTATGCCCTTGCTAAACAGATCGACAACGACCTGTTCGCGCTCGGCAAAAGCCTCGGTGACGGTAACGGGAGTGCGTGGGCACACTCTGCCTCTTTCTTTCCAGACGCCTCTACTGGCTTGACCGCTTATGCGGTTGATACAGTGACTACTTCAGACGTCTTTACTGATGCTATCTTCCGTACACTTATTCAGCAGATGGACGATGCTGACGTACCGATGGATAACCGTGTATATGTAATCCCGCCTTCGCTGCGGAATGCTATCATGGGTATTGATCGTTATGTGTCTAGCGACTTTGTTAATGGTCGTGGTGTACAGAACGGTAAAATCGGTGAGCTGTATGGCGTAGACATCTACGTTACCAGCAACTGCCCTGAAGTAGAATCAGCCGGTGACAACTCCGCAGGAGATCGCTTGGTAGCCTCTATGCTGATGCATAAAGATACTTTGATCCTGGCAGAGCAGATGGGCATTCGCAGTCAGACCCAGTACAAGCAGGAATACTTGGCTAACCTCTATACCGCAGATACCCTCTACGGTGTGAAGTCTTACCGTCCTGATTCAGGTTTTGTTCTGGTAGTAAACGACTAATAGTCAGTCAAACGGGGAGGCTCTTCACAGGGTCTCTCCTTTACCTTTAAGGCTTCTTATATGTCGGATTATACTAAAACTACTAACTTTACCGCTAAGGACGCTCTTTCAACGGGTAACCCAGCAAAGATTATTAAAGGTGTAGACTTTGATACTGAGTTTACAGCTATCTCCGTGGCTATTGCCACCAAACAGAACGCTTTTACTACTAGCTCTTCAGTAGCCGCTGCTGTGTCCGATGAGACCGGCTCAGGCGCTCTTGTGTTTGCTACCTCCCCCACTCTTGTAACCCCTGCTCTGGGTACTCCCTCAAGCGCTGTACTAACTAACGCTACAGGTTTGCCGCTGACTACAGGCGTAACAGGTACGCTTCCTGCCGCTAATGGTGGCACAGGCGTAGCCTCCCTAGGGACAGGCGTAGCTACGTTCCTTGGCACACCTTCCAGCGCAAACCTCGCTGCTGCTGTGTCCGATGAAACAGGCTCAGGCGCTCTCGTATTTGCTACTTCGCCTACTCTAGTAACCCCTGCTCTGGGTACTCCAGCCTCAGGTGTACTCACTAACGCTACTGGTCTTCCTGTCAGCACGGGCATTAGCGGCTTGGGTACCAACGTAGCCTCCTTTCTTGCAACGCCGTCAAGCGCCAATCTTGCCGCTGCCGTTACTAATGAAACCGGCTCAGGGGCTTTAGTGTTTGCAACAAGCCCTACTCTAGTAACGCCAGCACTAGGAACCCCCGCCTCCGGTGTACTCACCAACGCTACAGGGCTGCCTTTGTCTACAGGCGTTACAGGCACTCTTCCTGTTGCTAATGGCGGTACTGGAGCAACTACTCTCACGGCAAACAATGTCGTACTCGGTAATGGTACAAGTGCTGTTCAGTTGGTAGCTCCTGGCACTTCTGGCAATGTCCTTACCAGTAATGGAACTACTTGGGCTAGTTCTGCGGTTGAGACAGGGCTTGTTCTGCTCTCGACTGCTTCTGCTGCCAGTGACGCTACAGTTGATTTTACGGGTATCAGTTCTTCTTACGATGAATATGTCGTGGTCGGTCTCAACGTAATTCCCGCTACAGACGTTGTGGAGTTTCACTGCCGAACATCCACGAACGGCGGGTCGACCTTTGACTCCGGAGTGTCAGACTACACATACCTGGCTAATTACAACCTCGGCACAGCATCGGGGGGGTCTCAAGGCACAAGCTCTCACATCATCCTGCAATATCAGTCCATCGGCAGCGATGTAAACGAGACAGGCGTATCTTTTGAAATGCGAATTGTCCGACCATCGGAGGCCACTTACACATCGGTCTACTGGCGCGGAATGAGCGTGAGCAGCACCACAGGGCAATTGTGTACGTTTGAAGGGTGCGCTAGGAGACTCTCTGCCGCAGATGTTGACGCTATCCGCTTCTACTTCAATTCAGGGAGTGTTGAGTCAGGGCTGTTCAAACTTTACGGGGTGAAAAAGGCATGAGCACAAAATTAGTTAATGGCGAGCGTGTGCAAATGCAGCCAGCAGAGGTCGCATCATGGGAGGCATCCAAAGTAACAACGCCACATATCCCAACCTCTGTCACCGCTTTACAGGCTCTGCTCGCCATAGACGGCGCAGGACTTTCTGAAGCATACGAGGCATGGGCAAGCGATCCGGAGCGTACATTCGCGCAGAGAGCTTTTATCACTAAAGCCCTTATTTGGAATAGGTCGGATGAAGTACTAAACGAGGGAGCTACAGCCCTTGGCCTTACATCCGAACAGCTTGACCAATTATTTGTTGCAGCCTCCTCTCTATAGGAGGTTTTGTACTTATTAAACTCTTAATTAAGGAATACAAATGAGACTTGCTAAAGATAACAACGCAAACGCAATACAAGTAATGAAGCCTGTTTCCACAGAGAGGCTTGCTATTAGCTCTACAGCGGCCTCTGCCGCAGCTTTAGCGTCAGACACTACAGTAGTACGCATTGTAGCTAACCTCCCCTGTTTCTACAGCGTAGACGGCACAGCTACTACATCGTCTACCTACCTCCCTGGTAGTGTTATGGAATACATCAGGATTGACTCTGGAGATACCCTCAGTGTCATTACAGAGAGTAGTTCCGGTTATGCTTGGATTTCGGAGATGATCTAATGTTGGGACTACGTCTTAACAGGCTTGGCGCAGCTATACAGTCTTGGATTCCTGAGAACCTCTTTGTAGGTGGCACAGCAGGTGCCCTCTACGACCTGGACCGCGCTGGATTAAATTTTAACACAACCGCAGGAGTCACAGAATCCACTGCCGCCGCCGACCCTCTGGGCCTTCTGATCCCGGCCAATGGCGATGGGAGGGGGATTGTTAACCTTTTTGTAAATTCCAGTGGCATTGGTGAGTCTAGCTGGTTAAAAACCCGAACGAGTGTATCTCAAACAAATCTGGCTAATCCTTTGACTGGCAGGAGTGATGGCTGCAAAGTGATGGAAACTGCGGATACTGGTGCGCACTATATCTATGCAGCAAGCGGTTTTTATACATATATAAGTGGTCAGCCATATATCATCGAAGCATGGGTAGAGGCAGCAGAACGCGATGAATTTGAAATCGTCTTGCCCGGTGGAGGCTTTGGGGTAAACAAAGAGGTTACCTTCAATCTGACTGACGAAACAACATCAACAGCAGACACAGGAATAACTTACGGCCTTGACAATCTCGGCAGCGGGTTATATCGGGCGTGGGTAGCAGGAACGGCAACTGCAACCGCATCAGCTAACACTATAGCTTTGCAGCTTCACGATGAAAATGGTGCTTCCTCATACACAGGCGACATCACCAAAGGCATATATGTTTACGGTTTGTCTCTTAGAAACGCTGCAACAACTGGCGAGTACCAAGCCAACGGCCCCTTACTCGGCGGCCCAGAACTCCCGATAGGGCAAGCCACTGCCGGTAGCAGGCCCAGTTTGGCGAGTTATCCGAGGGGTGGTAGAAGGAATCTGCTGACTTATTCTGAGGATTTCAGCAATGCAGTTTGGACTAAAACTGATACTACTTTAGCGTCCAGCGTATTGACTCAAGGGGCTGCTGGAACCGGGATACTTAGCTACTCGACATCTATAACAGTGCCTGCCGGGAGCACAATTTCAGTAACTTTTTCAACTAAAAATGTATCTGGTGCAACTTGGATTAGACTCAGGGCGCTGGATGCATCGGCAGCTGATGGTGCTACTGCTTGGTTTAATCTTGATACAGGATCAGTAGGAACCACTGCGAGCACAGGCAGCGGAACCTATAGCGCGTCAACCATTACTGCAAATACGCAGGGAGGGTACGATATAACCCTAACTGCTGTTTTGCCGATTGGGCGAACTTCTGCAAAAATAGACGTTCTTATATCAGATGCTGACAACTCAAACACCAGAGCAAGCACCGTTCAGTACGGTGCTTATTTTGCACAACTTGAGGCTGGCAGTCCAACCGCATACCAAAAAGTAACCAGCAACTTCCTAGTCTCCGAAGCCGGACTCCCCTCAGTGCTCACAGCCTACCTTGATGGCGGCGATTACTGGAGTACCTACACGACTACTCTGGAGAACAAGGTTGATGGGAATGGGGTGGTTAATCTGCTGAAGTATACCAATAGGTTTAATATAAGCCCTTGGACTGGCACGGATACAACTATCACAGCAAATACTACTGCCGGGCCAGACGGGGAAGTTACCGCCGATACTCTTACAGAAGGAACTGCTGGAAACGCCAGTTGGTCGCAGACACTCAGCACTACAGACTCCGGTGATTTTACCGGGACAATATCCGTAAAATACAATGGGACACAGTGGCGAGAACTGCATATAACAGACAGTGCTGGTAACACCTTGCGCTGCTGGTTTGATGTTTTGAATGGCGTTAATGGAGGAACGCCTGTTGTAGCTGGCACGGCAACTTATATAGACCAAACAATCACCGCTGAAGCAAATGGATTTTATCGCTGTACGCTTTCAGGGAACTTCCCCGGAGCTAGGACAACTTTGTCGTTATCCTCAATTTCAGCTGATGCGGATGCCAGCACTGTTAGGGTAAATAACGCCTCCTACTACTATGCAAACGCGCAACTAAATGCTGGCGCTACTGCCCTTACTTACCAAGGCAACGATGCCACCCTCGGCGGCAGTGCTGGCAGTGCGAGCCTTGCCTGTGTGCCGGATCAGCAGTGGACTGTTGGGATTGGGTGGAGTTCTGTTTCTTCTGCGGCTCAGTACATTCTTGCAAAAGCATCGAGCAATGCTGCAACACACACACTTTCTATTTTGCTGGAGGGCGGCGTAATTAAGCCAAGAGTACACGGGACCCAGAGCACTGGGCCATCTGGTTTAGCTGATGGATTATTCAAGGCGGTCTTAATTGTGTGGGATGGCACAGATGCAGTCCTATACATGCGAGGGCACGACCCCCAATCGTTAAATATAGGAACAGCAGCGGAAGAAACATCAGAGCTAATAACAATCGGTTGCCGAACTTATACAAGCCCAGCAGTGTTTTTTGCTGGAACTGTTGACCCCCCTCTTTTACTGCCAAGAGCTATGACTGCATCCGAAGCTACCCAGTGGCTTAATTTTATGAGTACATCTAAGGGGGTGGTGTAATGATAACTCTAATCGCAATAGCACCCACAACAATACTCCGTGACTGCAATGCCTTTGCCGCTATCCTCAGTGGTAACGCAGCCGACCTGCTCACATACCGCAATCCGAACAGAACCGACGCACTCGGTAACGAGTATTGCTGGGTGGCCGTACAAGTGCCTGCTGACTTTTTCAGTGAAACTATGGCGCTTGAAGGTTTGCCAGTACGTGACATCGTATGGGCTGAGCAGGTAGAAGTTACCCCTGCCAATCCTGAAACTGGTGAGCCTGCCGTATACGAAACTGTCGAGACTCCGCTTGATTACCAAGCTGCTGGTACGGTGCTCGCCACTATGAAAGTGTACTCAGGGCAAGAGGATTTCGTTATTGATCCGACTTGTCTTACCGTGTCGATAACTGGTGAGCCTCCTGGTCTTACGGCTATTGTGGAGGACGGCGAGTGACCGAGATTGAGCAGTACATCTTGGACAATGGCGGGTACGAAGGCACCTTGATAAAGCTACGCGCCCACCCAAAACGCAAGTTCAACAATATCACCAAGTACTGCCGTTACGCAAACGACCTGCAAAGCTGGGTGCTACGTGCCGGGGTCTCCACGCTGCTGGAGCTTGACTGGTATCTGAAAGGCGCAAACGCTGAGTGCCCTCCTGTGCCGTTCGCGCTGGAGAACGCCGATCTGATTAAGTACAACGCCAATGACGGTTCTGGCGACTACCCAATTGATATAGGTACCTTGATCGCGCAGCAGTTCACCCGAGCTGTGGGACTGAAAGAAGTGCATAGCGATGCTTGGTACTGCAAGCTCACTCAGGAGCAAATCGAATGGCTGGCCGCTAACCATCCGGTGCTGAACTTGCCCTTTTCAGAAGACGAGGCACAAGATTGTGACAATGCTCGCGGGGGTTTCAAAGGTTGGATGGACAACCAAGGCCGCAACAAAGCTGCAGTAGGCATGGTGAACACTCTACACTACTGGGACGACACGTTTAAGTATGCCCACGCAGTCATGGTAGCCGTTCGCACTGATAACACATTGTGGCAGATCGACCCGTCAGCAAAAGGCTTAAGGGCTATACCGCACCCGCCCTCTTTCCCGAATGCTGGGCAGTATTTACCCGTAGCCAATAGAATCGAAATTTCTGGTATATTGTTTTAACCAACCAGGACAGTAAAATATCACTCTAATTAAAAGGGCTTTATAGTGGTTCTTGATTTTCAATACTGGACAGAGTCCTTTACAGCCCTCGGGGGCCTTTCTTTAGCGGTTCTCCAATTCCTTTATGGAAAATATAAAGAACAGAAAGCTGATAAAGAGATTGCCAACTTAAACGCTGACTTGTCCCCTGGTTTCGAGATTATAATGACTGCTGAAAGATGGCAGTTAATAGACGAGACTCTTCAGCGTTTGATGGCCTCCACAGGGATTGACAGGGTTATTTTCTTTATTGCTAAAAACGGTGTAGGGGACCCCCGCAGAACATACGCCTTTATCCAGAAGCGAGACACCGGGGATCTCTGGTTCCACAGTTTCCAGAATGTGGCCTTGGATGACGATTACAAAATACGCTTGCGGGAATTGTTTTCTGTAGGGGTACATTCTATCCGAGACTGCACAGCCCTTTCTGTACTTACATTGATAGGGGGTATTTATGCTGAGGAGGGGGTACTCTCTTCATTTTGGGTAAAACTCCAGCGGTTCATGTCAGGCCCTAATGCATTCTACTGCTACTGCTCTTTCTCCTCGCACACTGGAGAAATATCCAATATAGAGAAGGTCCGATGTGCGGAAGCTGTAAGGATTATAACCCCTATAATTGAAAACTCTATTGTGTTTAATAAGGTGTAAGCGATGAAAGACCCCCGGACACTCCCCATCGCAGACCTCATCGTAGCCCCTGAGTCGTATAAGAATGCGGATACTGCTCTCCTCTTCTCTATCTGTAACGGCTGTGGCTCCTCACAGAGTAAGTTTGACTTAGTACCTGATACACTATACGGATTAGACATCTCACCAGCTTGTTTCCCTCACGACTGGGCTTATAAGTTTGGAAAGACTAAGCAGGATAAGCAACAGGCTGATTTTGACTTCCTCCGTAATATGCTTACCTTGATAAACAACGATACAGGCTTTATAGGGATCATGTTGAGGATCCCTAGAAGGCGTAGAGCTTTGAAGTATTACGAAGCTGTAAACCGTTTTGGAGATAAGGCTTTCTGGGCTGGTAAGACACAAGTACGCTAAATCGACATAAGGACACATCATGTACACTAAATCGCTTTTCTTAATCACGTTATTTGCACTAACAGCCTGTGGAGGTTGCAGTACATTCTCTCCTGAGTCCCTTGGCGTAAACGCTGACGATAACGCTTTCCAGTGTATTCGTGTAGAGCTGGATGGGTACTTTACAGACAGCAACGCCGGTACGGTTCGCTTTGAAGCACCAGGTAACCTGACTATTAAGGATCTAAGCCCTGAACAGATAATGGCACTTGATGCAATGGCTGAAAGGATGGGCTGCTAAGTGGCGAGTACTGAACAGATCCTTGGTTGGCTACAGAAGAACCCCCAAGCTACTGATGCGGACATCTTCGCTATCATGCAGGCGAGTGGGACTACTCCTGAGCAGCTTGCACAGGCTACTGGTAAGCCTGTAGAGGCTGTCCAACAGCGTTACGATAACCAGTATGCCAACGCTCTTACTGTTCCTGTACCTACCGCGCCTCCAGCACTCTCTGGGCTACTCGCACAGCCCTCAAAGGCACAGCCGACCCTGCCTACTAGCGCCATTCAGAGGGGAGCTGGTATTAATATAGGAGACTCCCTATTAAAAACTATACTAGGGAATGCCAATGTAGGACAGACTCCTGCGGATGCTGCAGCGGCTGCCGCTATCGATAGAGCTGCTGGGGCTGTTTTAGAAGCTGGCGGGAGTGCTGCGGCTGCAGAAGCGGCTGCTCAGGCAGCAGGGGCAGGCTTAAACGGGGGCCTCACATTAGATTTTAACCCTGCTACTATGCTCCTCACCAGCATGGCTAAGTTCATTAAAAGCAAGTGGGACAGCGCGGATGCCCGTCAGGAGGCTTATAAGCAGTGGAAAATAGCTAATAATGATGCAATAGCCGCTGCTGGTTTAGATGTTAATAGTAACAACACCCCTGAGGCTATGCTCTCTAGTTTGGGCGTTTCTGCTGAAAACGCAGCCGACCTAGACCCTACAGGTATCCTCAAAGAGATAGAGAGCCTTGGCGGGAGCCGCTATAACTTTCCTAGTGATATTTTTGGACCTTCTACAGTATCGGAACAGGCTCAAGCAGCTACTGGAGGCGCTACTCCACAGGGCTATAAAGAGATACCGGCTAGTCAAGCACCGCCCCAAGATGCCATAGAGGGAGTCTTTCAAGACACAGCAGGCGCTACCTGGGGATATGACGTACAAGGTAACAAGTGGAAGATAGCAAATGCTCCGGAGATCGCCACTCTAGATAACTCCGGTGGCGGTGGTGGTGGCGGCGGGTCAGATAACGCTGCAGACACCACTATCGTTACAGGAGACCCTTCCTTATCAGGCGGGGACATCCCCACAGCTCCTGAGAAGCCCGTAGAAGGGGATACAGTAGTCACTAATGCTAACGCTAAGGGTAGGGAGGGTTCTACTATTGTGTGGACGCATAGGAACCCTGACGGTTCCGTTGTAGCCTCTGATCCTATGGGTGAAATATGGGAAGTATCCCCTCCTACGGAAAAGCAAACGCCTGTAATCCCTACTATTATTACCAGTACCGCAGGCCCCGCACAAGGCACGAGCACAGGAACAGGCCCCGGCACAGGCACTGGAGGGACCGGCACAGGCACTGGAGGGACTGGTACAGGCACTGGAGGGACCGGCACAGGCACTAGCACGGCTGACTCCGGAACTACCCCTGACTCTCCTGTGATGGTAGGTACTATACCCGCTACAGGCACTACTCCAGACCCCGGCACTACTACTGGAACAGGCCCCGGAACAGGTCCCGGAACAGGTCCCGATACAGGAGGCGCTAAAGGAGGAATGTTCGGATTAGGAGCTACTGAGACTACTCAGATGGTTTTCCCAGAGCTATACAAACTTTCTTCCACGCCTTACACACTTGTTGGGAACCTGCTCTCCCGCCCTAACAGAGGATTATTTTCTTGACTTACTTACAGTTTATCAATCAGGTATTAGTAAGGATGCGTGAGAGTGAGGTGCTTACTCCTACGGATACCTCTTACTCCTCTCTCGTGGGCTTACTCGTTAACGATGCTAAAAAGATGGTAGAGACTGCTTGGGACTGGGCAGGTCTCCGGAGTACCTTGACAGTATCCGCTACCTCAGGAACTAATGAGTACACTCTCACAGGAAGCGGATTCGCCTATAAGTTCTTGGACGCTTACAACGATACTCAAGATACCCGCCTAGCGCTAACCACTCAGAATGATATGAACACCAAGATCAAACTGAATACAGCAGCCTCTGCGGCTCCTTATATGTTTAGCCTTAATGGCTTAGACAGTGCAGGGGATCAAAAGATTATTGTGTATCCCACTCCAGATGCGAGTTACACCTTGCGTTTCGATTGTGTAGTCCGTGAAGCTGATATGTCAGCCGCCGCAGACACTACAGCGCTCCCTTCACAGCCTATTGTGCTGTACGCATGGGCGTTAGCGTCACGCGAAAGGGGCGAGACCGGAGGCACATCAGCTCAGGAGCTATTCGCTTTAGCAGACCGTTCCTTGGCAGACTCTATCTCCTTGGAAGCTCATAAGTATGCAGCGGAACTTACCTGGAGAGTTAACTAATGGCCCAACAGCTCCAAGCTATTAACATAGCGGCACCGGGCTTTTATGGGCTAAACACTCAGGATAGCCCTGTTGACCAGCAGCCGCGGTTTGCTTCCATAGCCTTGAACTGCATTATAGATCAGTACGGCAGGGTGGGAACCCGTAAAGGTTACCAGTATCTCACTACAGACGCTTCTGCGATTAGTGGCGGGGATGGTATTACTTCTGTGTATGAATATACTTCCTCTACGGGGACTCAAACAGTATTCAGTACAGGTAACAACTTGATACTTACCGGCACCACTACTTTAGTCGATGCTACCCCTGCGGCTTACACGATTACAGATGAAAACTGGAAGATAGTAGAGCTTAACGACCACGTATACTTCTTTCAAAGAGACTATGAGCCTCTGGTGTATTCTGAGCATACAGGAGCTGTAGAGGCTATGTCGGCTCACGCCCATGCCGTGGGTACCCCTCCGGAGGGAAACGAAGCCTTAGCAGCCTTTGGCAAGCTCTTTGTAGCTGACTTTGTAGGAGACAAACACACTATTAAATGGTCTGATACCTTAGACGGTGCAGTCTGGTCAGGAGGCGCTACTGGCTCCATTGATTTAACTACTGTGTGGCCTTCAGGTAATGACGAGATAGTAGCTTTAGCGCAGCACAATAACTTCCTAATAGTATTCGGTAGAAGAACTGTACTGATATACCAAGGAGCAAGCGCCCCAGCCTCTATGACTATTTATGATATTCTAGAGAATGTAGGATGCGTTGCAAGGGATTCTGTACAAAATACAGGGGCTGACATCCTCTTCCTTTCTGAAAATGGTGTTATTAGTCTTTCCAGACTTATTCAAGAAAAGTCTCTTCCTGTGCGGGACATTTCCAAAAATGTAAAAAGCGATATTACAGCCCTCTTAGCAGCAGAGACTGGGGAGATAAAAAGCGCCTACGTGCCAGAACACGCCTTTTATCTTCTTTCGTTTCCCTCACAAGGTTACGTGTATTGTTTTGATATGCGGGGGATGCTGGAGGACGGTGCTCACAGAACAACGCTCTGGAATGCCATTGAGCCTCTCTGCTTCCATGTAAACCGGAGTGGGTCTCTCTTGATGGGACACCCGAACGGTATCACTAAGTACACAGGATACCTTGATGACACAGCAGCGTACACTATGGAGTACTACAGTAACCCTATATCTTTTGGGAACGCCTCTGTCTTAAAGTTCATTAAGAAACTAGCAATGACTATTATAGGGGGTAGCGGTGTCGTTGCTAACTTGCGGTGGGCATTTGATTATAAAACTGATTATAGGACAGCCGCTTATACCCTTACAAGTGGCGGCGTAGCTCAGTACTCAGTAGCTGAGTTTAACGAGAGCGAGTACTCAGGTGGTTTGCGCATAACAAGAGCTTCAATAAACGGAAGCGGGTCCGGTTACGTTGTCACAGTAGGACTAACCGTAAACGTAGAAGGTAATTTCTTGTCAATACAACAGATTGACGTACTAGCACTCCTTGGGAGATTGATATAATGAACAAAGGTACACTATAATGGATTGGTCCACGATACTAAGCGGTCTCTTCGGGGCTGGTGCTCAGAGCGCATTAGCGAACTATGGCGTTAACCAGGTACAGCAGGCTGGTAAGGATACGGCCTCTATGCTCTCCGGAGTAGCCGATCAAGCTCAAGCAGGCTTGCAGTTTAAACCGTACACGGTCACTACTGGCGGCGCTGGCGGCGGCTTAGGCTCCTTCACAGCAGGGCCTACTGGAACGGCTATGGAACTCTCTCCAGATTACCAGCAGCTCGTACAGCAGCTCACAGGTGCCGGTATGGGCCAGCTCATGGGATCTACAGGTTCCATAGACAGTAGGGCATCGGACATCACATCAGCTATGGAGGCTGCTTCTGCGCCCTCCAGAGAGCGTGAACGTCTCGCCCTTGAAGAGCGTTTGCTTGGTCAGGGTCGTTTAGGCGTACAGACAGCCCAGTATGGCGGTACTCCTGAGCAGCTTGCTCTGTCTAAAGCTATTGAAGAGCAGCGCATGAACAACACTGTTATGGGCCGCCAGCAGGCTATGGGGGAGCAGCTCCAACAGTATAACATTGGTCAGGGCCTCTTCCAAAATAGCTTTACTCCTCAGCAGATGCTCCTCAACACTCTGCAAGGCACTCAAGGCTTTGCTGAACTGTCTAACCGCATGCAGCAGCAGCAGGCCGTTACAGGTGCTGAACTGGCTACTAGGGGCGGTGAAGCTCAGATGCAGGGTGAGCAGATGGCTAACGTCCTACGCCAGACTTATCTCCAGAAAGCTCTGGAGGGTTTACTGGCTGGTAATGTCAGCGCTGACGGTTCCTCACAGGGGAGTATCCTGAGCGGCTTGTTCGGTAACATTAGTGATATGTTTGGAGGCGGTGCTGGTAGTGCTCCCCTTGCAGGAACCCCTACAGCTCAACAAATAGCGGATTACTACGGGAGCTTAAACACTAATGGCTGATTCATTCGCACAAGGTTTAATACAGAACCTCTTACAGTCTACACAGGCTCCACAGGGGCCTTCATCGGCTGACCTGGCAGCTATCATGCAGTCCAAGAACCCTATGGCTACCTACATGGCAGCTAACGTGGATAGGACCGCTGGTAAGATTGGGGAAGGCGTTAGAGGCATGTTAAGTGGCATCAAAGGGCAGGAAGGCTCTGTACTGAGTCCTAATGAGGCTCTCCAGCAGCAGCTCTCCAGTACTAATATGAACACCTCCGAGGGCCTCCTGAAAGCGGCTCAACTGGCTAAGTCCGTAGGAAAGGCAGCAGAGGCTGTGCAGTTGACTATGGCGGCTCAGGAGTTGAAGGTTAAGGAGGATGCTCAAGCGGCAGCTCTTACTCAGCAAGGACTACAAAGGGCTACTGGCACTACTTACCTCACAGACCTTGCTAGTACGGTTACTGACAAGAAAGCTAAGGCAGAGATACTTGCTTTAATGAATCCAGTAAGTTCGGGGGCTATGAGTGTCCAAGAGGCCAGTGCTCAGGCTGAAAAGATAATGACTCGTTATAAGGTAGATGCCAAGCCATTAGAGGGGAGTAATTACAAAGTTGTCGGCAACGCTGTCTTTGATACTACTACAAAAGAGTGGCTTACCCCGCCTACTGTTAAAGGCGATAAAGAAGCTGCTGGCGGTTTAGCAGAGCAGCCCGGTATTGATTTTGACCAGTATGATCCTACATCTTTTCAGGAAGCTAGTAATGCTTTTGACCAAGCTAAGACACCGGAAGCCAAGCAGGCGGCGATGTCCTTGCTTCTGCCTAAGCCGAGGACTGGTGAAGAATGGCGAATGCTGAATGGCGCTAAAGTAATTTACCCTGTAACAGGGGAACCCCGTCAACAGGCGAACAAGGCAATAGCAGCCGCGAACAATGCCCGTAACATGGCAAAACGGAGTGGTGAAAACTTCATTGAAGTTACTGATGGTATTCTAAACGACTTAAACTCTGGCAAGACTTCCACAGGAGCCTTCGCTGGTGTTCTCGGCTATGTGCCCGGTACTCCTTACTGGGACCAGCGTGTTAGTGTAGACACACTCTTATCTAACTTGGGGATTGATGCTTTAAGTGAGAGTAGAGCGTCTAGCGTTAACGGTTCTTCTGGCTTTGGGCAGTTGACACAATCAGAGATGGTTCTCTTAAAAGAGAAAGTCCGTAACCTCTCTCTAAGTCAGAGTCAGAAGCAGTTTACAGAGAACCTATTAGCTGTCCGTGAGACTTACGCTTCCATGCTTGCTAAGGATGGTGGTGAAATGACTATGGCAGACTACGTGGGCGCTCCTCGCCAGGTAAGCACTATAGCAGCCCCGTCCGGAACTGAATACACTGTTGAGGTGGTTCAATAATGGCAAAGTATAAAATAACAGACAAGACTACCGGCAGGACTATGGTGGTTTCTGGAGAGGCTCCCCCTTCGCCTGAGGATGTAGATTACCTCTTTTCAACAGTTCCCGCTAAAGAGGCGAGTGTCCCCCAAGCACCTGTGATGAAAAAAGAAACTCCTATGGGATCTCCAATGGACTACTTAAATGAGGCTGTGGGAGGAGCCGCTAGGGGCATCGCAGGCTTAGGAGATATTCTCCAGAGTCCGTACCAGCTCGCCCGTCAAGCCTTTGGAAAAGAGCCTCAGTCGTTAACCTCCTTAGTTACCCCTAAGGGGGCTTTTGCAGGTGAGGGAGTCGCAACAGATATTGCGAGCACTGCTGGAGAGTTTGGCGTAAGCGCCTTATCATTCGGGACAGCCGTTCGTGGTTTAGTCTCTAACCTTCTAGATGACGCTCTAAAGCAAGGGGAGAGTGCCTTCCGAGGTGTTCTTAGACAGCTCGGTAGCTCTACCCCTGTAGAGGATGTCGTGGCGGGTATCGTCAGCGGGGCCGGGAAAGAAACTGGAGGGGCTGCTGGAGAGCGTATGGGAGGGGCAGACGGGAGAGCTATCGGGGAAGGTTTAGGGGGCTTTGGAGCACCTTTAGCTGTTGCTCCTCTCCTTTTCAGGCTGACCCGTCAACTAGAGCCTTTGATAACCGAAGCGGCTCCTTCTATTCCGGAGCTTAAAGGAGCTTCAAGGGCACTGTACAAACAAGTTGAAGATATGGGCATTGTCTTTAATGAAAAAGCCACCAAGACCATTGCAGACGATCTTGAGCGTATCGCTACAGAGGATTCACTTACTAACTTGAGAGGCGAGTCCGTTCTAGCAGGCCAGTACCGCAAGGTAAGGGATATGCTCACGCAAACAGGGGAGTTCAACGGTACTACCTTTTCTGTGTTGGACAAGGCCCGTACCGCCTTTGGCGATATTTCAAAAGGGACTGACAACGAGGCCCGCATAGCGAAGCGCCTGGCAGACTCTATAGATGACTGGTTACTAGGTGCATCCTCTGCTGATATAGCTCCCTTTAAAGTAGACAATCTCGGTAAGTTACTACCTAGCGCAGGCTCTGTAATTAACCAAACAGAGCGTGTAGAGGTTTCAAAAGCACTCCTCACTGCGCGTAGTCTGTGGCGCAGAGGTAAAGCTGGTGAAACAATCAACACAGCCTTTGAGGATGCTCGTATAGCCTCTCTAGGGGAAGGAGGCGGTGACTATGTGGAACTGCTCAGTAGTAACCTTAGGAGTATGCTCCGTAATGAGACCACCGCCAGAGTCTTCTCCGGTAAGGAAAAGGCCATGATAGAAGCCACTCTTAAAGGCGGGTCTTTGCGTAACATGTTTGAATTAGCTGGCAATGCTGGCATCAAGTCAAACGATATGGTCAAGGCTATGGTGTACGGGAGTATCTTTACTATTATGGCTGGAGGAAGCGGGGCGCAGGTGGGTGTAGGTACTGCCGCTTTTGCTATTGCACAGCTCCTATCTAAGGGCGCTGGCGTGATCGCTAAAAACTTTCTCAAAGAAGACGCTCGTGTAATGGAAGCCGCTATACGTGCGGGGCCAAACGCAAGAGCCTTGACGCGCATCTACATGGCGAAAGTGAAACCTGCTGACCGTAAAGTAGAGGAGCTATCTGCCTTATTTAAAGCATCTGGGGCTGATGTAGGTCAGCTTGCTAACACGCCTTTGGCTAAATCTAAGTTTGTTTCGGACGCCATACTGTTTACTAACATGTGGGACCAAGCAGCTAGTGAAGAGGCCGCACTAAACGGTAAGCAATAAAAAGCCCCTGCGGGGGCAGAGGCTCAAGAGTTACTTCGACTGGCCCTCTTTGTTTCCTCTAACGGGGAACTGAGGGCTTCTTTTATTCTCTCCCGTGGTTCTCGTGGTAGCCGTACTTCTCATTAGCGGCTGCTCTCGCGGCTGCTGCTTCCTCTAGAGTAGCAAAGAACCCAAGATGGGTATTCTTCCCATTAACAGAAATCGTTACTCGCCACCTACGCCCTATTTGGCGAACTCCCAAAACTCCTGATCTATTGTTTTTATATCTACGTGAGTTTTTCTGGTTCTCTGCGTTGGTACACTCTCTCAAGTTTTCCCATCTGTCATCTGAAGGGTCTCCGTTGATGTGGTCTATCACATTAGGCCACCGGCCTTCCTGAAAGGCAAAAGCCAGCCGCGAAGCCTTTATAAGATGAGCAGTACCCGCGCTTTTAATACGAATTAGCCACCTTCCGTGGGTTTTGCAAAAACACCCAGCTCTGCCTTTTTTCCTCCTGGCTTGGGGAATCTTCCAAGTAAACACCCCAGTCTCTGGATCGTATGCCAAATGCTCCTTGAGATACTCTATCGGGGGCGGTTCTCTATTACGCCGTTGTTGTAGTTCAAAACCCGCTAAAGCACTTTCTACTTCGTCTTTATCGAACATAACAGCCCCCTAAGAGTCGAGTACTTCCAGGTAGAGCTTCTCCAAGTACCACCTAGCCTTCTCAATATCCTCTACAGGCTTACCTTTGTAGTTATATCTCCAGAGGTACTTCAAAGTATTCCCCTTCAAATACCC